TCTCGATCTTCGGCGATCAGGCGATTTTCCTGATCCAAAGTGTCCATGACTTCACGGAATTCCATGTCGTCAATCTTGGCTTCCCGCTCGCCGGTTTTCGAGGCCACGTCAGCCGCACGACTTTGTGCATCGAGAATGGCCTTGTAGGCTTGTGCTTCGGCAAGACGGGCTCGGGCTTCGTCATTTGCTGCCTTGGCCTGCTTACCTGCCAATTCGGCGTCGGCCATCGCCTTGTCCATCTGCTGTGTGATCTCGGCAATCTGCTGTTGCATTTGCGCCGCCTGCTGCTGTTCGGGTGTCATGTCTTCCATCGGGATCGTGCCAGGAGGCAAGAGCGCCTGGAAGCGTTTGGCAAATTCACCTGCTCGCGGCCAATCTTGTGCTTCAGCGACGAGATCCATGACAACTGCGGCGCTCTGCGGCATCGCGTTCACGAAGGCCATCATCTGCTCGGCTGCAAGTGTGCGCTTGGTTTCGCTCGCTGGCCCGACACTCACTGTGACCCCGTATTTGCCAAGTGTCATGTCTGAATTCGGTTCGGACGGATCATTGATCGCTTGCAGGATGGTTTTGTCGTCCCGGCCGATAATTGCGACCGTGCGTTGCGTGTCGTAAATGTAGGGAATCAATTCGTTGATGTTCTTCGCGCAACGCTCGTCGGCAACCCGGCGACGGTCCACGTAGATATAGGTTCCCACATCCGAAACCATCTGGCGCTGCTGGATCGCGACCTTCGAGACTTCGTTGCTCGGCATCCCCATCGCAGCTTCATGGATATTGGAAATATCCTTCATGTCCTGCGTCGAGATCGCGGCTTCATTCACCAGCGCGGCATCAATACCGGGCGGCGGAATGTGCTGCGGCAGGGTTTCCCCGTCATTGTAATACAGGAACGGATCGTCGCTGGTTGGAGCGCGCCGCCATCTTGCTTCGTGGCTTTTCACCGCTTCGGGCGTGGTCAGCCACTTGTTGCGTGGTGCGGCGACAAGCTGTTCTGCAACCGTCGATCGCCAATAGTTGTGAAGGCGCTGCGGATCTTTCAGGAACCGGATCAAGCCCCAACGGTGGACCTTTTCCCCATCATTGAGTTCCCATCCCGGCACCCGGTAAACCGGGATCGACGAAACCGGGTAATCGTATGGGCCTTCAAGAATTGCGTTGCCCGAGCACACGTAAAGGCGCGCAAAACGGTTCGGCACTTCGCGAATATAGGGCGTCCCGTCGCTACGCTGCTCGACGAAATTGATGTACTCGAATTCTTCCATTTCGGTAACGTCATGAACGCTACCATCCTGATAGAGTGCGAGGACTTTGACACCTTCCGTGACCATGCGCCAATAGGACACGATCCGGACGCAGTCTTGGGAAAGCCAAAAGCCGCTTTGGTTCCACCGCTTTTCGTTGAGGAAGCTGACTTCCGCCGCCCACGGCCAGCGGCGCTTGAATTCCTGCTGCGGGAGATCGTCGCCGACAAAGCCCCATTGCGCGTCCGCGCCGCTCGGCTCGATCGACAACGGATCGAGGACCACGGCATAGGGATCGGTGACAGCGCCAAGGCTTAGGTGCTGCTCGAAAACGTCATCGCTTTCGTATTCCATGTTGAGGGTGAAGTAGCCTTCACCGCCGACAACCTGGTACTTCGCAGCTTCATCGCGCGCGAAGTCGGCATGGGAATTCTTGAAGATCGAGCGGATAATACCTTCACGGATTTCCGCGATTTCCTTGGTGCCGGCCTTGTCGGGATTGACCCGAATTTCCGTCTCATTCATCAGCCGGTTGCCGACAACCTGAGCGATGAAGGCCACGAGGCGGTTGAAGGTCAGAACAGGCTTGCGCTGATCCTTGCGGCGCTGCTCAACGATAGGGTCCCATTGGTTCCCGACAACGAACTTGGCATCTTCCTTGCCCGCGAGAATATTGTGCTCGTTGAAGCCGTAGCCCCACTCATATTTCGAGCGCATATCATCCAGAAATTGATCATCACTGTCAAAACCCTTGGGGGTTTTGACGCGCGTACGGGCGATGGGCTCGAAGTCCTGCCGCGCGAGATTGTCTCTGATGCCTGCCATTTACCCCATCCATCCTGTAGAGCCGGAATATTCCCAATATCCGTCATTATCACCAATACCGGGACTATCAACTCTGTTCAATGCGATTTCGTTGGGCAAACGTCCAGCCCCGAAGCCGGTTGACTGCTTGGGCTTGCTCCACTCGTCGAAGAATTCGCGAGTCGCAAAGGTCAGAACGCAGGCGTCGGAAAGGTCAGACGAGCGGATACCTCGCACCTTCATATCCTGCTTGCTCTCAAGCAGCCAATCGTTATTCGCGCGCCATTTTTGCTTCGGGCCGCTAATATCGGATGCGAGATCATCATCATCAGGGATCGCGCCGCCTTCAACGAGAAACGTCCGGAAATCGCCATACATTTCGGCACGCTTGTTCCACGGCCCTGCACGCTTCGGATTTGCCATTTTCGTGCGCGATGTGGCTCCGAAGTCGATCCCTTTCACTACGTTCGCATATTCCTTGTTCATGTTGCGCAGTGCGGAAATAATGTTTTGCCCCATCGAGCCACGGTCGATGCACATGCGGCTCGGGTTGTGGTCGTCGATGATTGAGGAAAGCCACGCTACGGCCTCGTCATGCTCCAGCTTGTTCCGATGCACCACTTTCATGATCTTGTCGCCGCGACGGAACGCGACGGCGAAGCGGTCCCCGCCTGCGCCAGCCGGATCGACACCAATAATCAGCGGCGCGTCCGGATCGACCATCTTGCGCTTGCGAGCGCGCAGCACGAGCGACGGCTTGATGAACACGCCTTCGATATTCGCGGCCGCGAAAGCTTCGGTCACATCGATCGGGTATTCCTGCCGGAATTTCCCGGCCGAGCCCACGTCCTGAATTTTCGACCGCCGCCAAAGCATCTGAGCGTCGGAAAGCCCATAAGCTTCCTGATATTCGAGTTCGGAAAGATCACCTTCTTCCTCGGCTTCCTGCGAGGGGATGAAATCACCCGGTTCGGTGTATTCGCTCTGCACGGTCCACGGCACAAAGACGTGGCGATATCGCCCTGTCCCCTTCATGGCTTCCATGTAGCGTTTCCAGAATTCCCCGCTTGGACCGGCTGACGTGGTTTCCAGCCAGATTTCGGACGGTGCCTTGATCCATCCTTCGATCTGCATGTGCTGCTGTTCAAACGGTAGGGGATTGGTTGGCTGCGTCCACAGAACTCCCCAAACACCGCGCACTTCGTCAACGGCCTGCACGGACGAAGCGAAATGGTCAGGTGCGTTGGTCCACCATGCGGCTTCCGAGCCGTGAAAGAAGCTGATTGCGGTGCCGCGACCTCCGGCTTTCTGTCCTGCGGTCGCAACCTGGTAGCTGGAGCCGCGCTTGACGAATTCGAGTTCCTTGGCGTTGTCGGTGCCGACCGCAGGCGGGAAGGGGTGTTTCTCCTGCATAAGTTGAACCATGTCGAAAAGGATATTCGACGAATTCATTTCATGCGAGAGAATGTAAATCCGTTGGCGATCCCACAAGGTTGCGCGCCAGTAGCCGCGGCCAGCAACGTAGGTCGAGAAACCTTGCCGCCGACCTTTGAGGCCAGCGAGACGCACCCAGCCCTCTTGCGCAAGCTGCGCTTCGGCGGCGTCGTGCAAAATTCCTTGCGCCTCGTTCAATTCGAGCGGTTCAAGATCGCCTGATTTGGTCCGAATGCGAAGCGCCTCTTTTGCAAAGCGCCGGAAATCAGATTTCCAGATTGCCACGCGCAGCGATAGCCAACGCTCGCGCACTTCATCGACGGAAACGCCGTATGCATTGGCTATCGCTTGGAGGTTCATAGATCGGGTTCTACTGGTTTCATGTAGCCTACGGGTATCAAATTTTTGCCTGCTAGGCCGGTTTCCACAAACAGGAATTGATCGGGTTTTTCTTTACCTATGTCTCGTATCTTTATGAAAGTTTTTTCCTGCATGTCAGTTCACCGATTTGAGACTTGGCTGGCGAGCAAAAGGCATCTGCTCGACGCCGCCGAATTCCTTCAGCACCCACACAATGAATTCGGAATTGCGGTTGAAGGTGTCGCCGAGAATGATGGCGGCGGTTTGGATTTCGTCGTTGCCTTGGGCTTCGAGCAATGCGCGAAGCTGCGCCTGCATCGTGATCCCGAGAACCTTTGCAGCTTGCTTGCGGTCGCGGGCGGCGGTCATAGCTTTTGCTCGAAGCCGTTTGCATCGCTCGTCGCATTAAATTTGCGTCGTGTTGCTTCTTCAAGACTAATACCATACCCGCGCGCGAGATTGTCGAGGCAAATTATGCAGTCGCCTATTTCGTCCGCAAGTTTGTCGATGGTCGTTCTGCTGCCCTTCCATCCCCGCGCTTCACGGACGAGTTTCTTGACCTGATTTTGGACTTCCCCTGCTTCACCGCCAAATTCATTTGACAGGTAGAGGGGATCTTCGATGCCGTCACCTGTCCATTCGCGATATCGATCGCCATTCGTTTGCCGAAGCTGCTCAAGAAATGGAAGGTCGCTCACAGGTCAAACTCCATTACTACAGGCTCGGCAGGCACAATCTCAGGCAAGGTCGGTTCGTCATTGTGTTGGTCGAATTCGGACACATCAGCGCCGAGCATTCGAGCGGCAGTTACGAGGTCGTCGCAGATGCCGGTGCCGAGCCACGGATAACTCTTGTCGGTGGCAAGAGCACGTCGCCACATTTTCAGGCGCTCGGCAATACCTTCCTCGCGTCCGTGCATTCGTTCGTAGGTCATGGCATCGTTCTCCTATGCCGGTTCACAAATCGTATTCGGTTACAATACGAGTAACCGAATTTTTGGTTTTACCTGTATGTCTCTCCAGTTTATCTTGTGACGAAAATGGTCCTTCAATCACTATCGTCTTATGTCCTCGCGCGTCTGTAACATGGAAAAACCCATCTTCCTTCAAAAGCAATTCTTTAATTTTCTCGACGATCATGGCATCGTTCTCCTATGCCGGTTCACAAATCATATTCTTGAGGGATTTCCTCGAAGGTCGCATCGACGGTGTCGCTCTGCCGCTCCAGCCGGGAGATCGCGTCATCGATCGTCAGCGTCCCGCTCACGTCAACCTGTGTGCTGCGAGAGATCATCTTGGGGAACAGCTTCGTGTAGAAGTCGGTCGGGTTGCTATCAGCCCACGAGGCCATGCGCTCCAAGCCGCCGATCTGTGCAAAGCAGGACATGACGAGAGCGCCGGCATAGCGGCCCACGTGCTGATACTGCTCGGCCGAGATCATCGGCAGCTTCGCGAGGTCGCGCGTCGGCTGCATCAGATCCGTGCCAGTGGGTTTGTCGCTCATAGTCGTTTCCGTGTCTTGAAATTCAAACCATCGTTAGAGGTTGTGAAGGTGTATCTACCGCCGCCTGCCCGTTTCTTGGCGATCTCCTGCCGATCCATCTTATCAACGAATGCAGGCTTTACCCTCGTCGCCTCGCGGTGGTTGCAGCTTGTCCAGGCGTTCGCGCCGCAGCGATAGCAGGTGGCTTCGTCATAGAGGGTCATGCTGGCTTGATCTTTTCCCAAAACTCGACCCCATCGGGCAGAGCGTAAAGAAGGGAAGGGCTCGCGCGTCGGGAGACAACGCGCTTGTCCTCGATATAGTTCCAACGCTGGAGCCGTGCAATATTCGACATGACGTTCGCCGGATTGTTGACGCCGATTGCTTCGGACACGTCCTTTTGAGACATGCCCGGTTTGCGGATAATCGCGTAAAGGATCAGTAAATCGCGCGGCGTGACATAGTTCTCGTCAAGCAACTTGAGCCGAATGAGGAAGTCAATCGTCGGCGACTGGTGAGGGGTAATATTTCCAATGACGGGCGGCGTCAGGCTGGTAGCAGTCACCGGACTAATCCTTGTTTGTTTCGGAAGCCACCGGAGAAGTGGCTGCTTGCTCTTGGCAGGCCGTGATGCAGGCAATTTCTGCTCGGATATCTTCGCAGTTCTTTTCGTAACCGGGAATACCGGCTCGGGCCGCGAGTTTCTTTTCCAATGCTTCCAACCGGCTTGTCATGGGATGGTTCCTTGATCTCGTTCAGTCCATAAAGGATTGCCGTTGGTGGGTCAAGGGTGCCTAGACAAAAGAAACCCCGAGAACCGGGGGGATGGTTCTCGGGGCTCAGGTTTGAGAGGATTGCCAACTTGGGATCGGCGATATCGAAATGCCGATATCGTGGCAGGTTGTCAACTGGAAAAAGGTGGGGGTCCGTCGCGGTCGATATCGAACCGGTTGATTTCGACAGGTTCGCCGAAACTCGCAGCCCCGATAATTGGTGGCAGTAGTACTCGTGCACGGACTGCGGCGTCCTTGGCTTCGAGCAGCTTGCGCAAGGCCACCGTGCGCTCGGAGTTGCGGGGAAGGGTGGTCACGATCTGGTGAGCGAGGTCGCCGAATGGCTTGCTGTAAGGTTGCAAGGTTTCCGGCAGATGCTTGTAGTTGAAAAATTGCAGGATTGGGTCGCCGGCGATTTGCTTGTCGGTGAAATCGAGCATGTGCTGTTCTCCTGTCAGGTGAAAGGAGCTCCTGCGATCTTTTGCGTGGACCGCAGGGGCTCCAGTTTTGCCGAGCAACCTGTGCCGGGTGTGCTTGTTTATTCGGTGCTGATCGAATGGCACGCCTGATAGGCCCAATTACCTCGGACATGGGGGTTGATTATAATGGATTGGGAATGGTGTCAAGTTCTATATGGTATATGACGTAAGGGAAGGTGATGGTGAAAATTGGTATGTATCGCCTACAGCCCACTGACCCGGCCAACCTGCGCCGGCCTCGAAGGTATCCCCCCGGTCTGCGATTTTTGGCGGGCGGGTCCCTTTTTATCAAATCTTTACCATGACGTGACGCTGCGACAGATTAATAAGTTATTAACCTTACGTTGCGTTGCGTGAGGCAGTGCAAGGTGCATGATATGACGTAATGACATATTTAATTTGACGAGCGTTAGGAATTTGGTAAGGTTTGGGTGCAATAAGGGATTATCGGAAACATGGAAAGGAATTTGGAATGGCAAAGTTGACAATCGGTGATAGGGTTTCATTCAAGTTTTATGGTGAAACCCTGCGCGGCGTAATTACTGCTTTCAATTGGGGTGGCAATCGCGGGATTATCGAGATCAAGACAGATTCCGATATCGCTAACAGTGAAACGTCTCACTTAGTCAAGCGGTCGGATATCAAAGGACGGGGTATTGGACAATGATCAGCAACCCGAAAATTGAGCGGCTTATGGATCAGCACGGTTTCGACGAATTGACCGCCTGGCGGCATTTGCGGGATCAGGAACGGGCTCGCAAGCTTTACAGCTACCAAGAGCGGACGCGGGTTTTTGCTAAGTGGTAAATTTCGGGGCGCAGGTGAATTTGTCAAAGCCAAGGGAACGAGAAAAATAGGCTTTTGAGATTTCCGATTTTCGGGAATTTTATAAAGCCTGAATATTTTTCTAGGCGTCTATCATGTGTGGAGCGGCGGAGCGGAGCGCCTTCGGCGCGTAGCCGTAGCCGCGACACTAAACAATCGTCTATTGAACGTGCACGCGCGTAAATAATTTCGCTAATCAACACACATGAATACGCTTAATGTACGCATGTTTCGCAATGTCGCCTTAATCTCGCCACAATCAGGGATTAAGGCAAAATTCTAAACCGCTTTCAATGGAGCAAATCATGTCGAAATTTTTCTTTTGCATCGCAATCGGGCAAGCGGATTTCATGCCAGATGATCAGCGGTATCATGCTGTGGAAACCGAAACGGAATTTTGCGACATCGTCAAAAATGCTTGCGACCAGTGGGAGCGGGATTTACCCGAAGCCGATGAAACGCAAGGTGATGAATATTACGTGCATGAATTCCACATGCCGCGCGAAGGTGAGGGCAATTATTCGCAGCGCTTACGTATTGCAGCGTCAACCGATTGGTCACTTGATGTGATCGGGATGACAGAATCCGAATATCTGCGCGAATTCGAAGGGGAAGGCTAATGCCAGAACAACTAGCCCGGATAATCGCAACGCTTGCACTTCCCATGACTTCGCAGGCGTTGGCGGATCTGGCTTTGCAGGCGGATCAAGAGCGGCGGCGCGCGTTGAAAGCTGGCAACACTGCGCGCGCTGCGGAATTGGAAACTGAGCGGGATTCCCTCACCGATATTTTTCAGGAGCAAGGCTGATGAAACGTCCATGCCTAGAAGATATTGAAACCGCTTGCATGTGGTTAGAAGCCAATGAGGGCGAAGATGGGGAATCCGAGGCGTGTTCACGTGTTGCAACATGGCTCGCCAGTTTTGCACGCAGTGCGGAATTGAGGAGTGCCGCAAGAGAAGCAGGGTGTTCCGTCAAGTATCTGCGAAAAATAATTAAGGAAAATTCGCAATGATGACGCTTTTAGAATTCTGCGAGAAATTCCGGGTATCTCACAAAAAGGCCAAGCTAATGCTCAAGGCAGGCGTCTTGCGCGTCGCTGATGTAACGGATGCGGCTTGTGTCGGGATTATCGGCACACTTACCAACCGCTCGCCTTTGTCTGCTCTGGAATTGTCCGCGCTCGCTGATAACCCGGCCTTGATACTGTCCCTGGGTCGCTACGCTGGCAGGGCTCAAGAGCAGCTAGACGCGATCGGCGATGCGACACACGAAACTGCGCCTATCGAGATTGTCGCGGCGATCAGTGATGCAGCGCGCGGCGATCCTGTCGCAGTCGATATGCTCGCAACCTGGATCAAGTCTATTTTGCCAGCCGAGTCCGTAAGCCATGCTTGGATTGCATGTCGGTTGCTCTTGGCCTCGCCGACCAATCTCAGGGAATTTGACGCACCACGAATTCCGCGCGCTCTATCACGTGTGCGCAAGCTGGAAAGCTTCGCCGATTGGTTTACCTATGAAAAGCGCGCAGGTCGCAATGTGACCTTGTACGCTCGCCCGAATTCACTTGCGTCTCTGGATTTGTGACGCTACGTAATATCTATAAACAGGAGAACAGTGTTATGACTTTCAAGAATGCGAAATTTGAAGCGACCGGCGAAACCAAGCAATTGCTTGGTCGCACCCTTCACCGCATCCGTGCCACGGCTGACATTGCGGCACTCGACCTTGTTGCCGGAATGCTTGGCGGGTGGGTCGAGAAAGAAGACAATCTTTCAGTCTGCGGCAATGCGTGGGTCTACAGCAATGCACAGGTCTCTGGCAATGCACGGGTCTCGGGCAATGCATGGGTTTCCGGCGATGCACGGGTCTTCGACAATGCACGGGTCCACGGCGATGCGCTGGTCTCCGGCGATGCGTGGGTCTACAGCAATGCACGGGTCTACGGCAATGCATGGGTCTACGGCAATGCATGGGTCTCCAGCAATGTACAGGTCTACGACAATGCGCAGGTCTACGGCTTTGCACGGGTTTCCGGCGATGCACGGGTCTACGGCAATGCACGGGTTTCCGGCAATGCACGGGTTTCCGGCGATGCACGGGTTTCCGGCGATGCACGGGTCTACGGCAATGCACGGGTCTACGGCAATGCACGGGTCTGCAAGGTCAACCTCACTGCCGTCCGCAGCGACAATTACACCTTCACCATCACCTCCACGCCGGAAGGTCCCCGCATCATCGCAGGGTGCCGCTATTTCTCATTCGAGGAAGCACGCTCGCACTGGACAAAGACACGTGCAGGAACGCCGCTTGGCGAAGAGACATTTGCGATCCTTGACCTACTTGAATTGCAATGTCGCATTCATGGCTTTGATAATCCCGTGAAGGATTAAACAATATAAACCGCTTTCAACGGAGTGAAAAATTATGACCGATATTCCTGTTCTTTTCCGTGTCGAGCGCAGCGGAGAATTCAAAGGCGAATTAACCGCCGTTTTTCCGACGCATTGCGAAATTCACGACCACACATGGGAACCGGACGGCACGCGCTCGGGCGGCTGCATTGGTTTGCGCTGCGCGATCTGCGGCGCTGAGGATGAAAAGGACGTAAGCTGATGGCTCATGTGCATTTGAACGCGCGCGAATGGCTGGAAAGCCGAAGGTTAGCTGGTTGCGAATGGGCTCCAGGATTGCTGGATCTTATGGATGGCGAAGGTGAATTCGAGGCGATGGAGGCGGCGCTGGAGGATATTCACTGCAAAGCGCCCGATATCGTCAATGGCTCCAAGCTAGATTTGCACGAGCATCAGCGTATCGCCGATTGGGCTTGTGGGCGTCTCGATCTGCTGGAGAGCCTGGAGAAGATCATAGAAGAATTCGCCGATGGCTTCACCTGTGCGAACGGGACGCGGCCTGTCGATCCTGACGACCTGCTGCGCACGATGTTTAAAAGCGACCGCTGGCAGCAATTCGATCTGTGAAGGCTTTCGCTTGCCATGAGACACAGCGCCGGGTTATGTCTCCCGGTTCGGGGTGGTGCTTCAATGAAAGCCCACAACACTAGACATTGAAAAGCCCCGAGAACCTTGGCGGGCTCTCGGGGCTATCGTTGGCGGGTTGCGCTGACAGGACAGGACAGCGGGTGCAAGAGTTACCGGACATTCTAAGAGGCTGCAAGTGTTTTCCGTGCGTACCGCTCGGCAAACTTCCTGCGACCCGCGAAGGGTGGCACGTCGCCACAGATGATCCGGCACAGATCGCAGAATGGCAGCGCATCAATCCTGATTTCAATTGGGCGATCGCCACCGGCCCTAGCGGGCTCTTTGTTATCGATGTGGACCCGCAGGGGCTGGATTACTGGCATAAGCTGCTAGAGCGCGATCACGTCATCTGTGAGGCGGTCGGTAAAGCCTTTCAGGTGCGGACGCCGCGCGGCGGACTGCATATCTATTTCAGAGGCGAAGGCCCGAGCACCGCCAGCCGCATTGCGGAAGGGATCGACACGCGCGGCGGGATCAGGAAAGACGGAAAAATCATTTCGGGCGGCTATGTCTTGTTGCCTGGATCACGAACCGAAAAAGGCAGCTATGAAGCGTTGCCCGGTGGTCAGATTTTACCTCTCCCGGCCGCAGTCTCGGCGATTGTCCCTGAGCGCAAAAAGACGGACACACTAGGCCTTTCGAAAAACCCCGATGCGGATCAGGCGCGCAATGTGTCTTGGGCTCTCGATCTCTTGAAGGGTTATGTCGCGAACGGGCGTGTTTCGATCGAGGGCCGCGGCGGGAACTCCGAAGCCTTCAAGGTTGCCGCCTCAATACTCGACAAGGCCATTTCGCCGGCAATGTGCTTTGATCTCCTATGGGAGCACTGGAATCCCCATTGTTCGCCGCCGTGGGATGAATGGGAGTTGGAGCAGATAATCCGCAACGCAGCCAGCTATGGAGAGGACACAGAGGGCGGCGTCAAGGGTTTTCAGGCGAACGAAGATGCTTTCGCGGCGTTCGCAGGACAAGAATTCGAGCAACCCGCCCCTGTAGATCGGGCTCGCGATAAAATCCGATTCCTGCACGATTATGCGGACGGTGTGAAAGACCCAGCTTGGCTTATTCCGCAGGTGATCCCGGCACAAGGTATCGGGATGATCTACGGGGAAAGTGGCAGTTACAAATCATTCCTCGCGCTCGATATGGGCCTGTGCCTTGCGTTTGGCCTTCCCGGTCAATGGGGTGCGCCGCCGGTTAAAAATGACGTTTTGTTCTTTGCTGGTGAAGGTCCGGTTGCGACTGCGAAAAAGCGTTGGCCTGCTTGGATGGAATGGCAGGAAATCGAATTTCGAAACGACCACAGATTTTTGATCAAGGACCGAGTCCCTTTTTACACTGATACCGACGCTTGGGAGCATGTGAAAGCTGACCTTGCGGAATTGAGAGCGAAGCCATCATTGATCATTCTCGACACTCTCACACGACTGATTACCGGGCTCGATGAAAATTCAGCCAAAGACGCCAGCATGATCACGAATTTCATGGAGAGCTTGGCGCGCTATTATGAGTGTTTTGTGCTCGCGGTTCACCACACAGGTAAGGATCAGGCGAAGGGTGCGCGCGGCTCCAGCGCCTTCTATGCTAATATGGATACCGTCATCAGTACCAAACTGAAACAGGGCGGGACTGAGTTGCGAGTGCGCAAGCAAAAAGATGCAGACGTGAGCGACGAAATCAGCTACTTTGCAGTGAAAGAAGTCGGCAATTCGATTGTACTCGAACGTACCGCGGCGTTAGCTGATATGTCGCCGGGTAAGGTTCAATCCAGCCGGTATGCGTGGGCGAGCGTTGAGGAAGTCACGAAGGTTCTAGCAGGTCTCGGCGGTGAAACGAGCGCGTCCGTGCTGGAGCGGACGATCGCCGGGACGCATGCGATTGATCAAGACGTTGTCCGCAAGCAATTACTGAAAAATGACGACCTGACTTTTTTACGGCCTGTACCTGGTAAATGGGCAATCCCGAAGAAAATGGAGTTTGATTTATGAACCGCGAAGAAAAGCGCATCACAGGCAAAGGGAGTGATGCTGCGAGGCTGGACACGTTCCGTAAGGCGCTGATCGAAGCGGGCGGCGAAGTTCTTGGCCCGACCAATCCTTATGAGATGCTGCGGTTTCGCACAAAGCACGGCGTCGGGGTGATCTATTCGGGCAAGCGCGGCGAGACATGGAACAAGGAAGCCGTTGCCGCGCGGGAGCATATTGCGAAGTGCCAAGGTTCTCTTTCGCCTGTCGCTGTAAAGGGGCGGCGCAAGGACAGGGCAACGGTTCTGCCCGAAAGTGCTGATCCTACGCCACGCAGAAATGCCTCGCCGATGATGGCTGGATCGACTGGCCCGGCGGCGAATGTCCGCACTGATCTAGTCACCCCCTCCGCGCAGCTTGATGCCATGCGGGAAGCGAGGGAGGCTTTGGAGAGTATAGTCCGCCACGGCATTTGTCCCGCGCGCGGTCGTGGTGATCCCGAGACTTTGGAAGTTATCTGCAACGAAGCTTCTGAAGCCCTCGCCACATTAACCGCGCAGATCGCGCAGGCTGAGGCTCCCGCCTCTATCAATAACGAACAGTGAAGGAATTTGATGATGACCAGAATTTCAGAACATCATAGCCCCGGCTGTGGGGCAGTTGGGAAATGCTCTGTACCAATGTGGCATAGCGGAACCCCAAGCGGCTTTTGCGACCAGCCCGCTCACGGCGAGCAATATTCATCGGACAGTAAGTATGCGCCGCCGCACTGGTCGCAGCGTGACCGTTACGGCCATTATCTGAACCCCCACAATGCGCCGCCTTATGCGCCTGCGTTTTGCTGCGCTGCGCACGGGGGGCCGTCTGAAGGCTCAATCAGATTTGTGCGCGACGGTTCTATGTGGTGCGCGTTCATGCCGGGGTTTGAGAACCTGCAAGAAAGCGTAGCTGGGTTCGGTGCGACACAAAGCGAAGCCGAAGCCGATCTGATGGCGGCAATGTTGAAAGAAGCGACGTGATGACCGCCCACCGCATCCACACCAGCGGCAACGCGCGCCCGTTCCAGCATCGCCCGAGCGATCACCTCACGGGCCTGCGGACGCATATCCATGGGCCGCTGCAACCCATGCATTCCCCGCGCCGGGGTTTCATCAATTGGCTGATAGGAGGACGGGATGGACGTTGACCAGAAGATTGCCGACATGATCGAAAGCGGGCGCAAGGCCGATACAGCGGGTCAGCGCGCCTGGCCCAACTGGCGGGTTGCCGACGCTCTCGAAGCCCAAGCCGCCCGCATTGCTGAATTGGAGGCGCGCCTCGCGGATGAAAGCGAGATGCTTACTATCGCCTATATGCAGGGCGCTGCGTCACGGGATGATGAAGTCAGGTCGCTTCGCAAAGAACGGGATGCGGCCCTCGCAGGAGAAAAGGCATGACTGACCCGGAAATCGCGCGGATCGCTGAGGGGCTGACGAAACGTCATTTCATCATGCCGGGTGTGGCCTCAGTTTGGTGGCCGTCACAAGTCCGCCAATACCTCACCGGCCAGACCAACGCGAAGAGAGAAAGCAAAAAGTGAGTGGTCGAGATTTCTGGAAAGGTGAAACTTGGGCGATCATCAAGGCGATGAAGGCCACAGGGAATCGTGCCGGTGTGATTGCCGAATGGCGCGATCAGGTCGGCGCTTGGGCCGAGAGCAATCCCAAAGATCCGAACGCTGCGGCCGTCCTCTCCTGGTTTCCTCATTGGCGTGTTCGTCCGTTCTACACTGCCGACGAACTCGCGCCACTCTGGCCTGCGCTCGCGATCGTGGTAGGTCACACTGATCGATGGCCTGCGGTTCCAAAGTCCGCGCGGCGGCTGGAATTCGAACTGGATTATGCAGGCTTGCCGCGCTTGACGCAGTGTGAGATTCTGCGAAAGTATTTCATCGTCGAGCGCATTCATCATTGGACAAAAGCGCCGCTTGAAGAAATCGAAAGGGAGTTTGATGCACACCGTTGAAGAAATGGCGCGAGCGGGCTGCACGTCGCCGCGCGGGGTTCGGTTTTGGGAAGAAAAGGGTTTGCTCGGCGAGGTCGAGCGATCCGAGAAAGGTACGCGCCGCTTCACTCCCGAACAGATCGATAAGGCCAAGATCATCGCTGCGGCGCAATTCGGCGGTTGGAGCATCGAGCAGATCCAATTGATGCTGATCGAGTGGGGTCCAGAAGTGTATGAAGCGATCATGATCCGGCTTGATGATCAGATGCGCGCCGCCGTGCGCCTGGGTGAAAATTTGCCTAAGCCGCCAGCCGCAAGCACTGCAATCGAGTACGATCTGTGAAAATGAAATTAGAAATTCGTTTTGACGGCGGCGATTGGATCGACGCATCCAAATTTCGTTCACCTGTCGTGGCCGCAATCAGATTGTGCCCTTCCGCAGAATCTTACAAATATGAATGGCGGAAATACCCCGAACCGGAGTATGATCTGTGACCGCATGGTATAACGAGCCTGATCCATTTGCTGCCCAATGGCTGCGCAATTTGATTGCAGCCGGTCACATCGCGCCGGGGATCGTCGACGAGCGAAAAATTCAGGACGTGGAAGCGTGGGAACTGCACCAATTCACGCAATGTCATTTTTTCGCCGGGATTGGGGTTTGGTCCTATGCTCTGAGGCAGGCTGGTTGGTCTGATGATCGACCGATCTGGACAGGCTCTTGCCCCTGTCAACCGTTCAGTGCCGCAGGAAAACAAAAGGGATTTGCTGATGAACGTCACATGTGGCCTACCTGGTTCGAGCTCATTGACCAGTGCCGCCCTTCAACAATCGTTGGAGAGCAAGTTGCGAGCAAGGACGGATTGCAATGGCTCGATCTTGTATCGACTGACATGGAAGGAGCGGGTTACGCCTTCGGGGCGAGCGATCTGTGCGCTGCGGGGTTCGGCCAAGCGCACCTGCGTCAGCGCCTATACTTTGTCGCAATCTCCGATGGAGTTTGTGCTATCGGGTTGGGGGACTCCAGTGAGCAATCCGGCGAACGGGACAGCCGAGAAATTCATGGAGCGCAAACAGACGGCGCAGGCTCGCGGGATACAGATGGGCGACACGATCTCGGACGTAGCGATGCAAGCGCAGCTATCGGGCTGGCCCACCACCACCACGAGGGATTGGAAGGATGGGCAGGAATGCTTGAACGTGCCGATCAATGCGCTCTTGGGGCGAGCAGCCTGGTTGTCAGGCTGGCCGACAACGACGACCAGCAACTCGACCGGAGTGGGAACATCGGGCAGGGAAGGCGGATTGAACTTGCAATCGGCAGTGAATTTGTCGGGCTGGCCGACTCCTCAAGTAGGGACGCCAGTGCAGAACGGGAACAATCCGGGAGGCAACACGGACTCCAGCCGAGCGACGATATCAGCAGTGCAGGGACCGTTCGCAATTCGCGGGAAGCTGGATCGCTCGACGATGCAGATTGGCTTTTGTGTCGAAATCCTGCCGGAGAGCCAAGCTGGAGGCCCGTTGAATCCCTCACATTCCCGCTGGCTCATGGGATTGCCGGTCGAGTGGGGATCCTGCGCGCCTACGGAAATGCGCTCGACGCGAAAACCGCGCAAGCCTTCGCCGAAGTCGTCAAGGAAATCTGCGATGAAGCTGGAGTATGATCTGTGAAAATCCAGACAGGCACCCCGCGCGAAACCGGACATTACGTCTGCTATATGCACGGCCTCGAAGTGCCGACTGTGGTTCGCTTTTGGCTTGCTGGCGGCACCGGCTGGCTCTCGAATATCAAGGAGCCTGTCGCCGGAACCGTGGCGGGCTGGATCGGCCCGCTGCCCTACATGGACGAGAAGCCTGCGAGGGAGTTTGATTTGTGAAGGTTTCCGAAAACGGTAAAAATTTCATCCTTCACGTACCGATTTCGGATCGCAAGGAAATTGCGAACCTGATGGCCTATCGCGGGCTTACGTTCTCGACGAGTGCGAGCAGTCGCAACGAAGCTGTGCTTTTCTCACTTAACCCGTATTCGCTCGCTGATATCGCCGACGAGAGCCTGCCGACGCTCGGCCCATACCGCCAACAGATCGAGAAATCCCGCGCGCTCGATGGCAAGGGAACCCGCCGACTGCCGCCAGGCAAGGAACTGTGGGATTATCAGAAAGCCACACTGGATTTCTTGCTGGAGAGGGGCGGCGGGATCAATGGCGATCAGCCGGGGCTCGGGAAACGATTGCCTTTGTCCGAGCCAATCCTGACACCCTTCGGCTGGCGCAAGAATTCAGACTTGCATGCAGGTGCTTGGGTTTATGGGCATAATGGGCAACCTGTTCAAATTGAGGCAGTGCATCGCCCTCAAAAGAGCCGAGTTTGGAAAGTCGTCTTTTCGGATGGTCGCTACGTTCGATGTGATGCGGAACATTTATGGGAAGTCGAACGGCGCGGAGGCTGCGGTTTCAAGACGGAAGTGTTGACTACACAGCAAATCATGGATTGGGGACTGACGGTTGGCGGAGGAACGCGCAACGGAGTACCTCGCCAAATCGCACGTTTTTATGTCCCACTGGTGCAACCGATTCAGTACGCGCAAAAAAATTTCGACATACACCCCTATTTGCTTGGTGCACTGATCGGTGACGGTGCATTGACAGGAACAAAGGTTGCGCTTTCGTGCCCCGATCAGGACATTGAAATAGTGCAGAATGCGGAAAAGTGTTTGCCGAATGGATTTCATTTTGTCGAAAACAGGCACCCTAACTGTCCGCAATACATAATCTCCAACCCCACTAAAGGTGCCGCATTTCATCACATGATCGCAGCACTCGGCCTTAACGTAAAAAGTCCCGAGCGTTTCATTCCTGAAAATTATCTCATGGGTTCGGTAAACCAAAGGCAGGATTTGTTAGCGGGCCTTATGGACACTGACGGTTCCTGCAGCCGAAACAGAACCGTTTATCACACCAAATCTTCACGACTTGCAGAAGATATTGCGCAACTCGTCCGCTCTCTTGGAGGATGGGCTAAGGTTCGAGTCTACAAACGGTCAGACGATAAGGGAACTGATTACCAAGTGAATGTGAAAACACATTTCTGCCCCTTTTATTTGGTGCGTAAAGCCGACCAATGGCGTCCGTCAAACATCAAACTCGCGATTTCTGAGATTGTCCCTGATGGAGAGGAATTTCAGCGGTGCATCAAGATTGCAGATCCTCGCGGGCTTTTCGTCACTAGAGGATATACTCTCACGCACAACACGCCGACATCGATCGCCTACTGCAATGAGAGGGAAGCACAGCGCGTGCTCGTGATCGTGCCGGCGTCGGTGAGGCTCCAATGGGCAGAACAGATCAAGGCGTGGTCCACGATCCCTGGCGTCAAGGTTTCGACGATGCTCAAGGTCAAGGACGGCATCCACCCCACGGCACATTATCAGATCATCAGCTATGAAGCTGCGCGCAACCCGGCGATCATCCGCGCGATTTCCAAATATGAATGGGACGTGCTGATATGCGACGAAGCCCACAAGATGAAAAATATCGACGCACTCACCACGCGCGCAGTGATCGGCAATTCCCGCGGCGATTATCATCATGGCGATCACAAGATGAAAGCGATCTCGCACTATTGCCGAGAGCGCCTAGCCCTGACAGGGACCATTTTGCTCAATCGCCCGTCAGAGTGCTATGTGCTTTTCCGGTTTTTCGATTGGGAAGCCATCGACTTTGCCAGTGAGGAAAAATTCAAGGAACGTTACAATCGGCAAGCGGATCTGAAAACGATCGAAGGCAAGCGGTTCAAGTTGGAGAGTACGTCGCTGGAATCGGAACTGCAAAATCGGCTTAGAGTGAATGTCATGGCGAGGCACGAGAAAAAGGACGTGCTCACGTTCATGAAGCCGCCCCGCTACGCTGTGGTGCGCTGCGAGGAAAGCGGGAATGTCCGCTCGGCGCTCGACGCTGAGGGGCTTTTGGATATCTCAATTGACGATATCCAGACGACCAAGGATTTCGAAATCCTAGGACATATCGCGCAGGTGCGCCGATTGATGGGGATTGCTCTTGCGCCGCAGATCGCCGACTATGCCCGCGATTTTCTTGAGGGCTCCGATGAAAAGCTGGTGATCTTCGGCTGGCATTTGGAAGTCCTCGACATTTTCGAAAATGAATTGTCTCGCTTCGGTACGGTGCGCGTCGATGGGCGGAAATCTCCGGCCGCGAGGCAAAAAGCGGTTGACGATTTTATCAATCAGAGTAACGTGCGCGTGTTCATCGGCAATATCCAGGCAGCGGGCACCGGCTTGGATGGTTTGCAGAAGGTTTGTTCACGGTGCTATTTGGCTGAACCCGATTGGGTGCCTGCACAGAACGAGCAAGCAGTTTCCCGGTTAGACAGGTTCGGTCAAGAAAACGTAGTCACTGCGGAAATCTTCGTTGCGCCTGGGTCGATCTCCGAAAAAATATTGGTTCGGGCGCTCGAAAAAATGAACACAATCCACAAGGTTTTGGATCACAGAGAAGGAAATTGAAATGAGTGAACCACGTATCCATATCAACATGCACCTCAACGGTATGGTCACCCTTACCGATTTCGCCAAGATCGCTTCGCTGGTCCGGCCGGAATATTACGACGGTGAGTCGACTTTGCAGCCTAGAACCGCTTCGAACATCAATCCGATCATGTCGGAAATTCGCTCGACGGATTCCGTGCGCAGTGAAGAAGGGCCGATCCCCGAAGCTGACCCCGCGCTTACCAAAACGAGCGACGAAATCGACGCGCACGGCTGGCCGTGGTCGGCGGAACTGCACGCTTCGACGAAGGGTACCACGAAGGATGGCCTCTGGCGTATGAAGGTCGGCGTGACCCGGCCCGATCCGAAGCCGGGATTCCCTGTGACGACCGAAACACCTTCCGCGACTTCGACCGCTTCCCCGGCGAGCCCGGTTGTCGATACTGTGACGGAACCGGCTGGTTCTACGCTGATCGAGGAACCCGCATCTGCCGCTGCATCGCAGGATGAAGATGACGAATTCGCGGCCTTCCGCGCGGCTGCGGCTGCGAGCGATGCCAATGACGAAGCGGCGAAGGTCAACGTCCCGGCGCGCAACTACAGTGATGCCGATCTCGGCGCGCTGTGCAACCAGGCGGCGGTGAAGATGGGTGATCCCACTCCGGTCAAGGAACTGATCGCGGCGCACGTGCCGGAAGGCGAAGTTGCGCACAGTCGCAACATTCCGGCCGATCAGCGTGCGGCGTTTGTCGCGGCGGTCGAAGAAAAGGCGGGAATTGAATTCGCGGGTTGATTCCCAACCTGTGAATAAAAGACCTAGGGAATGGAACTTGGAACTGGTCCCTAGGCAAAACGAGTGGCGGCGGCTTTTCTGCGACCCGAGGTCGCCGCCATTCACACCACGAAGAAACCACGATGCAACTAAAGGAATTCGGTATGTCGGAATTTCGGATAATGCCCGCACAACATATGGACTGCGTGACTGAAAACTGCACGCGGTATGGTATGTTTATTCCTGATCACCCTAAGGGTCAGTATATTGCTTCATGGGCGACCTACGCCGAGGCTGAAATTGCTGCATTCATGCTCGGTGTTGCACCCTCTGAAATTGATCGAGTTGGCGTAATGTTTCCTGAGAGGATCGAACAATGATCGACTTAGAACACTCTCCGCTCGGTGGATCTGGCGCGCACCGCTTCATGACATGCGCGGGCTCGTTCCTGCTGCACCGCGAACAGCTTCAAGCTGGCGAATTCGAAAACATCGAAAGCGAATTTGCGAAGCTTGGTACTGCTGCGCACGAACTGTGCGCTCGCGCCATTCTGGAAAATGCAGAACCCTATGAATTTCTCGGCGAGGAATTCATAGGGTTCATTGCCGGCTGGCCAGAAGGTATCTCGCTCGACGCTGCGCACGTCTATTTCAACGAGTGCATGCGGATCGTCGAAAGCCAAGGTTACGGCAATGTGCTGGTCGAGAAAACTATCCACCTTCCCGAACTGCACCCCCTGCTGCGGGGCACGGTCGATTTCGGATTTTGGTTGCCACAGGCTGGCCTCTGGCTTCGCGACTACAAGAATGGCGAAGGGATCGGTGTTGCGGCCGCAGGCAATCGGCAGCTTCTCTATTACGCTTTCCTGATGATCATGGCGGACGAGCGGCTGCGCAATGCGCCACGCAATCTGCCGGTCAATCTCGGGATCGTGCAGCCGAATTTCTACGGGATTTTTGAAGAGCCGGACGTGTGGGAAACCTCGCTCGGCTTTGTGTTGGATTGGGGGCATAACGAATTGCTCCCCCGCATGAATTCGCTTATGGTTGCGCAGGACATTGACGAAGGCGATTTTGTGCCGGGATCGCACTGCCAGTTTTGCCCGGTGCTTCTCGACTGCCCAAAGATGCAGCGAGCCTATCAGGAATATGTCGAAGGTTCGGAGGATTTCATTACTATGCTCACAGATGCAGAACTTGATCACTATTATTCGCAGCGGGAATATGCTCGCCGTTTCATGAACGCGCTGGAGCAGACCGTACATGCGCGGCTCGTCGGCGGCTCGAAGATCCCGAGCGCAAAGCTGGTGGAAAAGAAAACCGCGCGCGTCTGGAAGCCTGGTGCTTCGACTGCGCTGGTCACAGCGTTCGGAGATCAGGCTTACGAGGCTCGCAAGGTCAAGAGCCCGGCACAGATCGAGAAGCTGTCCAGCCGCGGCAAGGAAATGGCCTTGGAATACGGCTACAAGCCTGAGAGCGCCGGTCTATCCGTTGCGCCTCTGTCCGATCCCCGACCCGAAGCGAAGCCCAAGGGCAACGCAACCGTGTTTGAGAATTTCGTTCAGACGCCTGAAGAACAGGGGTTTTGATATGGCAACTTGGTAGTATTCCGGCCCATATCTGGATGGTAGCGGAAACAATCTGACAATCTTGCAGCAAATTCCCGCCGCCTACAAAATCGGCGAAATTTACGAGATTGACGGACGCAAATGGCGCTGCGAAAAGATTGAACAATACTGATCCGGCACGGCGGCTTCCGTGCAACAACGATGAAACCAAGAGGAACTATCATGGCTGAAACCTACCGCTACACGCTCGTCAAGCCCGCACGGCTTATCTACTCGTCGATCACTGCCAAGTCCACACCGCGCGGCGTCATGAACGCCACACCGAAGTTTTCCGGCACGTTCGGGCTCGAAAAGGAAGATTTCGACGCAGTCGTGGCGATCATGGTCAATGCGATCAAGGCCGAACTCGGCGGCTTCTCCAACCCGGCCGACTATTACCTTGCAGCCATGAGCGGCGCGACGGCTGGCAAGCGCGCCATCCAGAAGGCCGAACTCGACGCTCAGGGCAAGGGCGCTGATGAAGCATTCAAGATCAAGGAAAAGGCGGAAAAGCGTGCCGAACTCCTTGCCCCTTACGCTGGCATCCTCACCGCCTCGTCGCAGTACGATATCGAACTCGCCAAGCTGGAAGCTGGCAAGATCATCGATATCCCGGCTGAGGAACATGCGCGTGCGCAGGCGGGCAAGGATCTGTTCTACCCCGGCGCTTATGTGGTGCCCGCGGTGGCCTTCAAGGCGTTCCGACGCAAGACGTTGGATGCCAAGGACGGCGTGACTGCCTATCTCCAAAACTGCCTCTATATCCGCAAGGGTGAGCGCATCGCTGGTGGCGGCGGTCCTGACAATAGCCAGGTGTTCGGCGGCTTCGCCAATTACTCGGACATTGACCCTCTCGCAGGCGCTCCGACTGCTTCCGATTTCGAGGAAGAACCGGCGTTCTGATCTCACACGACCCGGTTCCGGCAGCGGGTAATCTGCCGGAGATTTTTAGGATGGGAGGGAATGATGTTCGACCTAGCCTTGCATCGCTGGATCGAGGCCAATGCGGACAAGCTGGTGCCTGCGATCTCTGCCAAAATCCGCGTCAATTTTCCTCGCGATACGCTCGGCACGCCGACGACCAACTACGTCGAAACCGCAGCCGAAATCCGGCGATGGGTAAATCAGAGTTATCCTGACACTCTTGGATGGGAGTATGATTTGTGAGAAACAAGTTTCCCGGTCCATGCTATCGCTGCGGTAAAACTGTAGAAGCGGGCGAAGGTCATTTCGAGCGGTTCGGTCGGGTATGGAGAACGCAGCACGCGACATGCGCGATCGAGTTTCGCGGTGTTCCTGATCTGGAACGCCAGAAAATGAATGCTCGCAATCAAGCTGTGAAGACGGCAGGTACCGGCAAATCCGCTCGCAGGGCTCGCGCACGGTTCCGCAAGGAAATCGAAGGGATGGAATTTTGATATGCCCGAAGTAACTCTTTATGGTGGGCCGTTCGACGGTAAAAAAGTCGGTTGGAGTGGTGGCGACACAATACGTCTATCCGAACCCCCTAGCTATGTGGCTATTTCGGCAAAGGCACCTCTGCACGAATTGACGACTAAGATTCAATACGTCGAGTATCGCCAATCCCTCAACAACCGTAACATTTTTGTGTATCAGCCATGAAATACGTTGTCAGCGATTTCGAAACGGCATCT